AGATGCCTCCGTTCTGGTCCGGGCGGACCAGGGTCGGGGATGACGGTTTCGATTCGGTCGACATGCGGTCGACGATGTTCGTCTTGATCCCGCTCAGCAGGAGGGCGATCGGAGCCGCCCACCACGCTGGGATGGTGGCCAAATACGTGACGACCAGACCAAGGCCAACCTGCGCGCCAGTCCATAGCGCACGCTCCAGGACGTTCTTGCTCAGTAGGGACGGCATGGTGCCTCCCCTTCCTGTTGCCAGGGCCGCAGGCCGTCAATCACGGTCGCGGTCGCTCTGTCCAGATGCCCCGTAACCGGGAGCCCAAAAAGGTACTGAGCGCCCCTCAGGGCGCTTTTCGTGGCCGTGTCCATCTCTCCGGTAGGAGAGACCCTCAGAGCCCGCTGAGCGACCCTCAGGGCCTCGCGCTCAGCCTCTGAGGCTGGGGCGATGATGTCCCGCTCGAACCAGTCGAGACTCACTGGCCCTCGCCGCAGGGCCAGTGCCAGGTGTTGTCGCTCTTGTTCTCGTCGTGGTCGGCGTACGCGTCCACGTACGGCTCCTTGGGGATGTGCACCCGCAGCTCCGCGTTGTGGTTGAACGACTCCGTCTCCATGACGATGGCGGCGCGACAGGCGCCGCGCTCGTCGTACCAGTGGACGATGTCTCCCACCTCGGGAGCGCGCTGCGCCTTCGCGTCCCGCTTGATTCGGGCGTAGTTCATGTACGACTCGCTGAAGGTGGCCTCCGCTTCAAGCTGCGCCGCCTCCAGGTTCTTCATGTACTCCTGTGACGGCTTCTTCGGCGTGCCGTCGTCGTTCCACAGGTCCGGGTCCAGGATCTCCATGGCGCCCTCTCCTAGCCGATGGTGTCAGCGATCGTCCTCAGCTGGACGGTCAGATAGCCACCGTAGCCGTTGGTGTTGTTGGCAGGCTGGGCGCTCTGCTTGAACTCGAAGTCGTCCACCACGCAGATATAGGACCGCTGAAGGTTCAGATCCTGGAAGCTGACGGAGTCACCGTTCTGGGCAATCTGCTCGAAGGTCTCCAGACGGTCCAGGGTGCGGCCCTCGTAGCCGTCCCACTGACCGTTGTTGTCCACCTCGCGGTCGAAGCACAGCAGCGGCAGCGTGAAGACACGCTGCCGGACCGAGCCCGGCAGCACCTTGAACTGCCAGCCGTTGACCTCGGGCCCCAGCGTGGAGTCGGTTCCCGAGCGTGCGAAGTCCAGACGGAGCTGGAGCCATTCCACTGCCGAGGTGGGCACGGGCAGGATGATGTCCGTGATGGAGATGCCGCCCCCCTCGGAGACCGAGAGGATCGACGTGGTGGCCCCGGCGGGTTCCGTCACGGAGGCCGTCACTGAGCCCTTGAAGTTCAGCGGCATGCGCACCGTGAGGAACTTGAAGATCTTCGGTTCCAGGGTGTTGAAGCGGATGCGGCCGGTGGTGAAGTACCCCGTCGGCTCCAGCACCGTGGCGGACTCCAGGTAGGAGCCCTGTCCCACCTGCCCGATCACCATCCGGTCCGAGGTCCCGAAGTTGGTAACCCCCGTTACCGCACCCGTCAGGTGCGTCTGGAGATCACTCGCGTAGGCGAACCGGAGCGAGGACGAGACCCCGCTGTCGTAGATCGGCTGTGACAGATCCACCCGGTACAGACCGGAGAAGCCGTCGATGCCGTTAGTGGCACCGACGAAGAAGAACCGGTCGTAGGCGCCGATGGCGCGCACACCGTTGGTGTTCGTGACAATCAGCGGGCCGTAGATGATGTCCCCGTTGTCGTCGATCTGCCCGACACGGAATCCCCGGTTCGTGCCGATGCCGACGAAGTTGCCCAGGTACACGCTGAGCGCGTAGACGACCTCACCCATGGGCAGCTGGGCTGCCTGGGAGCCGCCGCTGGTGAGCGTCGGTACGGCGCCCGAGGTGTCCAGGGTGAACTTGTAGATCTGACTCTGGTTGCCCGCCGACCCGGCGGCATAGATGGCGTTGGTGCCCTCCGCGAACGCGGTGAAGGTGAAGGCGGAGTTCAGGTGGGTGAACTTGGCGACCGGGAGCGCCGGTCCCGCACCGGTCAGCTCGTAGATCTTGTTGTCCACGGCGCCCATCAGGCGCCCCTTGACCCACGCCACCACCGTGTTGACGGAGCCCGTGTTCCAGATCAGGGCCCCGGCTCCCGTGCCGGTGCCCGAGTACACGCCGACGTTGTCGGCCGCGTAGTACTTGGTCCCGTCGCTCGCCAGCGAGCGGATGGTGTTGGCGCCACCCCACGTGATGGTGGTGGTGGCCGCGCCCGTGTCCGACTTCAGGTTCGTGCCATAGGCCGCATAAAAGCTGTCCACGCCCGCGTTGGACCAGCCCACCACGTAGTGGTTGGCTCCAGAGCCGTCCGCGATGCGCTGAGTGGTGGAGCGCAGGAGCGTCAGCTTGCCGTTGGTCCACGGGTTCAGCCCCACCGAGTGGCTGTACTGGATCGTGTGCCGGTTCTGGAGGTTGGCCTGGCTGATCTGGTCCGGGTCCTGGTACAGGATGCCCTCGCCACCGATGAACGTGGACTGCGCCCGCAGCCACCAGTTGGCCAGCGACTGCTCGCCCGGCTCCCGGGCGTTGTCGAACTGCTCCTTGCGCACCGGGGCCAGGCCCCGGGTGTAGGGCCTGTCGTCCGAGAACGCGGAGATGAAGGGGATGCCGCCGATGGCGAAGTCGTAGCCGACCGGGCCACCGTCCGTCGTGGCTGCCGCCCCTACGACGGACTTGCCCAGCCCGAAGGGGAGCTTCGAGACAATGTCCACTTACGCCTCCCGGTACCAGCCCTCAAGCGTGATGATCGCGTTGAGCAACAGATCGGACCCGATCATGTTCTGGCCGTCGTAGGAGCGGATGCGGTCCACGTTGGCACCCGAGCCACCCGTGAAGAAGACCGCGTGGCTGTGGCCGTTGAGACCGGCAGCGTCCACGGACATGCCGATCGCCTGGCGGGTGCTGCGGTCCACGTTGGAAGGCATGTTGAACGCCACCGTCGAAGATCCTGAGCCAGCGCCGCTGACCACCAGGTAGACCACCACAAAGACAATCTTGCCGAGCTTGTAGTAGTAGCCCGTGCGGGTGTCCCAGGTGACGCTGCCGCCACCGGTCACGGTGGGGGTGTACGTGGTCCAGGTGGTGTTGCCGACCAGGAGGTTGCCGCCCACGGTGAACGAGTCATCCGTGGCCAGGCTGTTGGTCCCGCTGCGGTACAAGTTGACGTCCTGGACCGCGTTGCCAGGGCCCCACTGGAGCGCTCCGCTGGCCTCCGCGTACAGGCGGTCCTGGGTGTCACCCGTGACCCGGGTGCGCCACGTGGCAGTTGTGCTGGAGTTCGTTGCCAGGGCCGACGAGAAGTTCGGCGTGCCGCTGAAGGTGGGCGAACCCGAGAACGTGCCCGCCAGCGCCCCGCCGCCCGAGAACGAGGGGGCGCCGGAAAAGGTCGGGGACCCGGTAAAGGTGCCCGCCAGGGCGCCGCCGCCGGACAGAGTCAGCGCACCCGAGAACGTCGGAGTGCCGGTGAAGGTACCGGCCAGCGAGCCACCGCCGGTCACGGTGGGGCCCGTGATGGTCGGCGAGGTCAGTGTCTTGTTGGTCAGCGTCTGCACGGACGTGGCGCCCACCAGGGCGCCCGTGACGCCGTGCACGTTGGACGTCGCTGCCTCGTGCGTACGCCAGTCCGTGAAGTCCTGGGCGTTCGCCACGTGCCGTACCACGGCACCAATGGAGTGCGAGACGGCGGAGGTGCCACCAAAGGCGCGCACGATGGTGAGCGTGCCCGCAGCGTTGTTGGTGACCTGCACCAGCTCCTCGTTCGCCGCCCCGAAGTCGAGGGCGACGATGAAGGGGTAGCTGGTCGGCCAGCCGGTGGTCGCGGCCACCGTGCACGACGTGACGGCGTTGTTGATGTTGCCGGACAGCGTGGTCGGGACCGCGATGTTCGAGTAGAAGTAGGCGTTCGCCATGATCAGCCACCCTGCCAGAAGGCGAAGTTCGGAGTCTCTTCGAGGATGCGGTCCCGCTCGCGCAGGATGGCCTGCTGGAACAGCTGCTCGTAGTACGCGGCCGTCTTCACAGCCGCCGTCGCGGGCACCAGGTTGGCACGCTCCGTGCCTTCCACGGCCAGCTGCTGGAGACGTCCCGCCTCGTATGCGGGGATCAGGCGCGCGAGCGCGCCCCAGACGATGGTCTCCGCCATGCGGTCCTCGTAGCCGGTCACGGAGATCTCATCGGTGCCATTGACCAGCATGGCGGGCGCCTTGATGTAGACGATCCGGATCGCCCGGCCGGGCGTGACGTAGTCCAGGAGCTGAATCGACTTCCCCGAAGGGAAGTCGCTGGTCGGGGCCATCGGGTTGAAGCGCCAGCGCGGCGAGGGGTAGTGAACCTGAGTCGGGCCCACCGTGTCCGAGACGACGTACCAGATGTCCTTCGCGTCAGCAGGCAGCGCGTACTCGAACACGGGCGCCAGCTTGCTGATCTCTGTCGCCGCGAAGATCGGGATGGTGGGGAACATCGCCAGGATCGTCTGGTTGATCGCCTCGGTCATGCGTACGCGCGTGATGGAGGGCGACATGGTCACCAGGGCGTTGGCGTTGTGAGCGGCAGCCACGCTGCCGTCCCGGCCCCGCCCGTTGGTCAGACCCATCACCGAGGCCACAGAGGTGTTGACGTCCAGCACCTTGACCAGGATCAGCTCGTCGTCGATCTCCACCAGACCGCGACTGATGTTCTTGGCCGTGCTGGAGTCGAGCGTGAAGGTGGTGTCACTGGCCGACATGGGG